CCAACATCACCAGTAATTGCTAGTTCAACTAATACCAATTTATTACTTAATTTTACTGATTCTACAATTGTTGATGCATCTTTAAACACTGATATTGTTACTAATGGAGATACTGGTTTAGTATCTAATCTTAAAAAGTTCAACAATATGAGTATGTATTTTGACGGTACATTGGATAGTTTAACATTATCAGGTGCAATTCCACTAGGAGCGGGTGCTTTTACCGTGGAAATGTGGATGTATCCAGTTACAGTATATAATACAGGTAATGCTCCTGCATTGTTAGATGCAAGAACCAGTGCCGACGGTGCAGGTCTAGTACGTCTAGGATACAATGGAGTAACATTACCCAACGGTGGTGTAATAGGTTGGAAAGAAAATACTACCTACGTGGTAACTGCTACAGTAACAACCAATGCTTGGCAGCACCTGGCAGTTGTTAGAAATAATGGAATAATATCTATGTATGTTAATGGTGCGTTGTCAAGTACTGCATCAAATACCACAAGTTATACAGTACCATTTAAGTATGTTGGATCTTCATATATTGATGGTTTATATTGGAATGGATATATGGATGATTTGAGAATTACCAGTGGTGTTGCACGTTATACAGCAGCATTTACACCACCTACTTATAAACTTCAACTCAAATAATTTGACATTGGTATTAAAGAATGTATAATTAATAGCATATGAAACTTGCTATTATAGATATAATTGGTATACCCTATGATGGTAATACCGTTGACAATCAAGGGCTAGGCGGCAGTGAAAGTGCTGTAACACTAATGGCCAGAGAACTTAATAATATTGGGTTCTCCGTTACAATCTTTAATAATTGTGGAATAGATCATGCTCAGGCAGGTAATTACAATGGAGTAATGTATCGTCCTCTCAGTGATCTAGCATTGGATCATGAATTTGATATTGTCATAAGTTCCAGAACAATTATACCATTTACTCGTCCTGAAGATTATCATAAATTAGGTGACGGTAGAGCTGGTCCTTTCCAGAACATGAATTTATATGATAGAATTGTTGGTCGAGCCAAAATGCGTATATTATGGATGCATGATACATTTTGTCTTGGTGATAATCTCATAGAAGAACTTGCTGTAGAAAATCGTATTACAGATATATTCACACTCAGTGATTTCCATTTAACATATGTAGCTAACTGTCATCATGGACGTAGACGTAATTTTGAAGTACTAAAACGCAAACTGTTTATTACACGTAATGGTGCTCGTAATTTTAAAAAAGAAATTGACATAAAGGCCAAAGATCCTAATCTGTTTGTGTATAATGCCAGTGTAACCAAAGGCATGGTTCCATTAATTAATCAAATATGGCCACGTGTTAAAGCACATATACCCAGTGCAAGATTAAAAGTAATTGGCGGATACTATAGATTTAGTCAAGGTTCAGAACCAGATCAACAAGAAAAAGATTGGCGCATTATGGCTGCTGATCCACGTAATCAAGAACTGGGCATAGAATATACTGGAGTTATACCTCAGAAAGAAATTGCTGAGATATTAACATCAGCTAGTTATATGATATACCCTGCACTCTTTCCTGAAACATTTGGTATATCATCATTAGAAAGTCTACTATACAATACTCCTATTATCACTTGTAGATTTGGTGCCTTAGAAGAAATAGCATTAGAAGGTGCTTGTTATCTAATAGACTATGCCATTGAACCTAATGGACTATTTCCTGACATAAACACCCCTGAGCAAATTGATAAGTTTGTAAATTTAACAATACAAGCATATCACAACAAGTATCTACATCAACAAAAACAATACTACTGTAACATTGTCAAAGACATAGCAGGATGGGATAGTGTAGCGTTACAGTGGAAACAACTAATGGTACAACGTCTAGGTATGTATTTGCCTAGAGATGAATTCCGTGCAGTATCAAAAATTAATCACAGAGTACATAAAATTTGGAATAGAAGATTTACTAATTCCATTGAGCTAGAAAATTATAAATCAGGTAACGAACAAAAGATAGCTGTAATTAGTCCATTCTATAATTGTGCTAGTTATATTACTCGTTGTATACTCAGTGTGGCATCTCAAGATTATGATAATTATCAACATATTTTAATTGACGATGCAAGCACAGATAATACCTTAGAAATTATTATGGCAACTTTAAAATTGTTGCCTGAGGATGTACGAAATAAATTCACTGTTATATCTAACATTGAGAATTTAGGAGCAGTTAGGAATCAGATACAAAACATCAGATCCATAATCAGTGATGATAGCATAGTGATGCTACTTGACGGTGATGATAGTCTAACCAGCGATAACACTATATTCTCTTACTACAATTCCATATACGATGGTACCACTGAATTTACCTATGGTTCGTGTTGGAGTATGGTTGATAGTATACCTTTGATTAGTCAACCTTATCCAGAAGAAGTAAAACAAAATAGATCATATAGAAATCATCATTTCAATTGGATATTACCCTATACACATTTACGAACCTTTAAGAAAAGTCTGCTCAATACCATTGATGATAGTCAATTCCAAGATTCAACTGGTAATTGGTATAAAGCAGGTGGAGATGGCAGTGTATTCTATGCGCTAATAGAAGCAGCAGATCCCAATCGAGTAAAATGTATACAAGATATAGTGTATAATTATAATGATGCCAGTCCAATTAACGACTACAAAGTTAATGGCGATGAGCAAACTAAAAATGCAAAAGAGATAGTTAATAAAATGAATCAACCTAAAAAAAAGATACTGATAGCAATTCCCACAGCTAAGAACATTGAACCTGATACTTTTAAAAGTATCTATGATTTAGATGTGCCGGAAGGATACGAAACCACATTCCAATACTTCTATGGATATAACATAGATCAAGTTCGCAATTTAATTGCAGATTGGGTGGTCAAGGGATATGATTATCTATTTTCCGTAGACAGCGACATTGCATTCTTACCTAACACATTGTCTAAAATGTTGGCACACGATAAAGATATTGTTAGTGGTATCTACATACAACGTAAACCCGGCGAACATATAATAGAAATTTATGAACATACTTCCACCGGTGGTATGGTTAATATGCCTTTTGGAAAATTAAAAGGTCGAGAGCTAACACAGGTTGCAGGATGTGGATTTGGTTGTGCATTGATCAAAGCTGAAGTATTAAAAACTGTGGGATATCCACAATTTAAATATTACAGCGCCATTAGTATGAATGACACAGTATCCGAAGATGTGGATTTCTGTAGAAAAGCAGGAGAGAAAGGATTTACTATCTGGGCAGATCCAAGTGTGTTATGCAGACATATCGGAAGTTTTACTTTTAATGTTGATATGAATACAACTGTGATAGAAACAAAAGGTGTTGTTGATATTAAAGCAAGATTGCGTGATCTAGGAAGTCAACGATTAATTCCAAGAGACCACGTTGACTATCTTGCAAAACTAAAAGCATCAGGATTTGAACCAAAGATTATATTTGACGTAGGAGCCTGTGTATTACATTGGACCAATGAGGCACAGCGTGTATGGCCTGATGCAGAATATGTAGTATTTGAAGCCATGGATAGCTGCGAATTCTTATATCAAGAACGTGGTTTAAAATACCATATGGGATTGCTCAGTAATGAAAGTGGTAAAGAAGTAGACTTTTATCAAAATGATTATCACCCAGGTGGAAATAGCTATTACATTGAAAATGAAAAAGTTAATCTAGAAGCACCACAGTATTTTAATGAATCACATCGTAAACAATTACGTACAATTACATTGGATGCTATCGTAAATCTTAAACAATATCCAGCACCAGACTTAATTAAAATGGATGTACAGGGTGCAGAAATGGACATTCTTCAGGGTGCCCAGGAAACTATCAAAACTGCTAAACATATTCTATTAGAATTACAGGTAGTAGAATATAACAAAGGTGCTCCACTGCGAGATACCGTGATTGCTTATATGGATTCAATTGGCTACGATTGCCAAGGACTGTTTAGTAACAATGGTCCAGATGGCGACTATCATTTCGTGCGTAGATAATATAAATACTGGTAGTTTTATAAAGGACTACCATGAAAAAACTACTAACTATTGCACTGCTATTTCTAGCAGGATTAGCTCAAGCCTGGGACCAACGTGCCCCAAATCCTGTACAGGCCTGTGCTGTACATAGTCCATATGGATTTGCACAAACACAACGTACAGCAACTCCTATTTGCCGTGAAGCATATCTAGTTGCCTATGATGCTCCTGTAAAGATTCCAGTATATGTAGCATATACATTGCTACCACAAAACGCCCTGGGATGTTTTCCACGTACCAACGCTTTTGTAGCAGATCAAAGTTTAGGTGGCACAGGTGCTCGTCCGGATGACTATGCTGGTACGGGCTACGACAAAGGTCACGCCGCACCAGACGGTGATCTAAGTTGGACACAGCAAGTTGAATATGAAAGTTTCTTAATGACTAATATGTATCCACAACACGGATCATTGAACAGAGGCATTTGGAAACTATTAGAAACAAGTGTACGTGGTTGGGCAGTACAACTAAATCAACCATATACTATCTATGTTGGTGCAGTATACGGACAAGGTGATCCTACAATTGGTAATGGTGTTATTGTACCACACGGATACTACAAGATTGTGATCAATAATACCACTAAAGAAATAGCAGGTTGGGCATT